CCAATAGCGTTCGCTACTACTTGAACTAACTCTTGTCTTTCTTCAAAATTAACTTTTTGTTGCATAAAGATGTCTGAATACTCAGCAGCGTTCCAATCTTGCATTGTTGCAGTAACTTGTGAGAAATCAGTATTTAATGGCACAACGTCTGTTTGTGGTACACGTAGTGTAGCCACGCCTTTCCCAACTTTTGGGAATTTTACTATATTGCCTTCAACGCCTCGTCTTTGTCTTGTAGCTTCTACAAGTGCAGCTTTACCTTGGTAAGCCTGCTTAACTTCGGCCTCAAAGAGCGTAACAAATGCGGGGGATAATCCAATCGACATTTATCTTCTCCTTAGAAATTAATAAATAAAAAATTAATCGCTTTGGTAAGCCAGAAGTCTGGGCCTGTGCTTGCTATTTACGATAGCCACACGACAAGATTACTTGTATTAAAGGGTTGTATTACGAATAAATACAATAAGCCTTGACTGTAATCTAGCACACAATCAAGACTATTGCAATAAAATTAACTAAAATTTTGAGCGAATGCTTTTTCTACTTTAGCTCTATAGACAGGATCTGATTTATATCTTTCATCACCGACCATAGCAAATAACTCTTCTTTAGATGGTGCGCCTTCTATTGGTACAGTTTCAACAGGTATTTTTCCTTCATACGATGATCTAATTTTTTCTATAACAGAAATGCCTTGCGCAGTTCCTGCCATAAATTTAAACTCTTCAAAATCATCTTTACTTAAAACTCCTTTCTGTACTAAACCTCCAGCCCATTTAGCTAATCCATTTATTCTTGCATCAGCATTTGGACCTAAAGATTTTTTTTCTTCTTCAAGATTTATTTTTGCAGATTCTGCTTCTTGTTGCGTCATGCCTACTACTTCGCTTACTAAAGAATCTAATGCTGCTTGACTAATTTCGTTTTCTTTAGCCCAACTTACTACATGACTTTTAACAGGATCATCATCTGGAGTTTCACCAAAAACTTCCGTATTATAATTACCACCTTCTGGAGCCTTGTGTTTTCCTTGAGATATTTGTTTACGTAAATCCATCCAGGATTTAGCAATACCCTCTAAGTCAGGCTCTGATCCATCTTCTTTCCAAAAGTTTTCAGGCCACCACTCTGGTCTTTCTAATGGTTCATCATCATCTTCTATTGTTTCTGTTGCTTTTACTTGGTCATCAGTACGATGATCAATTTGTGTTTCGTTTGGATCTACACTAACTTCCTCTTCTGGTGTTGCATTGTCGAGTAGGCCAGTTGCTTCCTGAGTTTCCTCAGTTGTACTAGGCTCGATTGCTTCTTCCATTATAATTTCCTTGCTCTAATTATCCTTGCTTCTAAATCTCTAATTATTGAATTTTGTCCTTCTCGATAAAACGCATAACTAGAGTCGCTACCAGGCAAGGCAACTGGTTGCTCTAAGATAGTTTGGCGTAACCATTCCATCATTTCTTTTCCGTCTTTAGTTTTTAATACACGCAAACAAAGACGATCTATATCATTTTTTTTGTCTTTAACGTCACCAGTTTCTAATGGTAATGCTTCTTCTAAATCTTTCCATCCAGCCATAATTTACCCTTGATTAATTGCTTGTTCAGCTACAGCACCAGCAACTTGTGCTGTTTCTTCTGGAGCTTCTTGAGCTGCTTGTTGTGCAGCCATCATAGCTTGCTGCTGCATCATTGCTCTTTCCATAGGTGAGTTTAATATTCTTTGAGGAACATTTAATTTTTCTGCAATCAAATCAATCATTTCATCAACTTTAAGAGCCATAGCCCCTTGTTGTCCTACACCTTGTACTATCTGTGCAAATTTTAATATACTTTCTACATCTTCCATAGATTGAGTTTGTGCTAATGGAGATACTGGAGCTACCTTAATTTCAAGCCCATTTATTTTTAAAGGTAAATTTATCAATCCTTTAGAATCCATAACTTGCAATATTTTAGTTACAAGAGGAATCATAGTTTCATTAATTAACCTACCAAATGCAGAACCTAAATTTTGTGACAACTCTTTCATTCTTTCTGCTACTTCTGTTGCTGATCGAGCAGACATATTATCTGGTGGTAATGATTCATCAAGTAAGCAGCGTTTTATATTTTGTACTAAATCAGGTATAACAATTTGTGCTGTATTAAAATCACCAGCTCTAGGTAGTGGTCGTAAAGACTCACCTTGTGGGCCACCATTTCTAGCAACAGGAATAATAGCGCCTGGCATAATTCTAACTGTATTTGGATTAAGTACACCGTCATCAGCAGCAGTGTAAACACCAGCAATATTTAAAGATGCGTTCTGCAAAATTAATTGTTTAGTTTTATTTAATGTTTTAATGTCTGGCATAGCTGTAAGTAAAGGACCTCTGCCATATATTTCACCTGCTACTTTAGAATATCTGGATACAATCCAAGGACTAATGTTTGTTCTTCTATACACTAATTCTGATTTAGATTTTTTGTGTATAACGTGATAACAATAATCACCCCTTTTCATATCGTATATAGTTGCTTCTAATAACTCAACATCATCGGTAGGTTTTTTATCTATTTCTTTTTGCAAAGATTCTGGTATTTCTGCATCTACCCATTGCTCTTGTATGGATTCACCTTTCATACGAACGCGTCTATATACATTGTCTACTTGACCATCAGCCCCTTCTTCAAATGATACTAAATACTGAGGAATAGAAATAAAGTTTATTGGATTAATATCATCTCCAGGTTGGACCATCATTACCGCAGTGCCAACACATAAGTCTAATAAAAATTCACCAATAGCTATATCAAAATTAGATTGTTTTAACGATGCAAACATTTTTTCAGAATAAACATCTAATGCAGCTTGTGCTTCAGCTTGTCTTTCTTTTGGTATATCGGTTCCTGGTTCTAATCTACACCAGTTTCTTTGTGGAGGAAATATGCCTGATTGCATTCTATTAGCAAATCGTTGGGTAGAATTAATAGCAGTAGAGTCAAATACGCGATCCGTTTTTTTACTGCCACTTACTTTTCCATCATAATGACCGTCGTATAAATTTCTTTGCGGCAACGCAAACTCATAACATTCTTCATACAAATCTCTAAAATCTTCTTTTCTTGTAAGAGCTTTATCGTGTCTGCCTATAATTTCTCTAACGGTCAATTTCATCATTGCTACCATTATATTTCCCCTAAACTAAATAGATTTTTTCCTGCAAGTGCATTTTTAACCTTTAATGGTTTTTGTTTTTCTTGAAATAAAGATTGATCTGCATTATGCGCTCTATAATTACTATCAAAATCTTGTATATAATTTCTTGCATCATGACCATTGCCGTCACGAAATGTAATAATATCGCCATTAATATATTTTTTTGCATTGCCGTGGCCTGAGTTGTGAGCAAAAGTTAAATGACGAAATTTGTCTTTAGTAGACATTTTTTTAAATTTTTCATTGCTATTCATATAACCCATATTAGCAACAGTGTACCCAGCAAATATTTTTTCTTGTATTAATGGATCTTGTAAAAACGATTCTCTTTGTTTTTTAGAATTGCCTGGATTAGATATGCTAAATTTATTAGCGCCATCAGTTTTTGCAGCGGATCCCATTTGGTATCTTCCATCATATTGTTTATTTGATCCGCCTTGTATATTGTAAAACTTCATGTATTGTTGTGGCATATCAAACCATGTGTTTCCTTGAGATTCTTTATAAGCTAATGTATTTCTATAAAAATCCCATTCTTTTTTTTCAAGCCCTAAGTTTTTTTTAACAAACTTATACACTTGATCCATACCTTTTATGTCGTTATCCATTGTTACTTGTCCTGGGAATGTTATAAAGATTAACAGGAGGCATATTAATTTCACCCCATGTAATCATGCTTTTTTATTTTTAGCTGCAAAATTACGAGCGGCCTCTTTACTACCGAAACCCCACTTCTTTAATGCAAGTTTTAATCTAGTTGGTCTGCCTTTTGAATCTTTTAAAGGGCCAGCCATCCCCCCAAAACGAGCAGCAAAAGACACACGCCTGCCGTCACTCCCAGTCCTTTGGGGGCGCTTAAGATTTGAACCTTCAGTTCTTTTAAAAAATTCACGACCTTTTTCATTGAGTCCTCCACTTGGGTTTTGATGTTTTTTTGCTACCATTATGTACCTACTTTTTTTATAGCTTTTTTATGTGCTTTAGTAAAAGTATCTCCATTCATCATATCTTTTTTCATCATAGCCATATGTTTTGTACTATGATGTTTTGCGTGTTTTTTTAAAGTAGCTTTTACTTTTTTAGTAAATTTATCCACTAAGCTGTTTTCTTTTTCTTCTTAGGAAAACCAGCTAACATATTTTTATATGCTTTGTCTGATATAGTAGATTTAGATTTAGGTCTGCTAGTGCCAGCTTTCTTTCTTGCATTTATATTTGCATATAATCCTTTACCCATTACGCCATTCCTTTATTCATGTTTTTTTGAATTGCATTAGATCTTGCAGTTTCATAAGAACTCATCTTTCCATCCTTATTAAGATCGCCTTTTTTTTTACCTTTCATAATTTTTTTAGCTTTCTTTTTCATTCCACCATAACTACCTGGCATAATATATCTCCTAATAAATTAACCTAATTTACTTCCACCACCTAATGTATCAGTCCTACTATCTGACATTAAACTTCTATATCCAGCAGAACGACCACGCCTTGATCTTCTAGCAGAAACTAGTTCTCTATCTGCCATAGTTGATTTAGTTTCTACAGGATCACTTACCTCTGCTGTTTCTACAACTCTAGGTTTTGCTTTTGGTTTTCCGCCACCAGTTACTTTTTTAATTACTTTAGCTACACCACCCATTACGCTGTTCCTCCTCCTAATGTGTCTGATTTAATGCCAGTTTCAGCATCTTCCCTTTTTTCTGATAAAAGCATACGTCTACCTCCTTTTAAAGCAGCAACTCTCCTTGCAGATCTTTTTTCAGCTTCATCACGCTTTTCAGCTTCAGCAACTTTTTTATCTTCTGCAATTTGTTTTCTTTGCTCTGCAATCTGCCTATCTTGAGCAGAAGTATCTGGTTTTTTTGCTCCAAATAAACCACTAACTATACTAGTCATATGTTTTCCCCATAATATATGTATCTTCTTTTTCTGAACTATATGCTTTCATTAAACCTTCATTATTAAAACCTAAAAATTTAGCCCAAGCAACAGCTCTACTATCATTCTTTTTAACAGTTATTTGCGTTCTATGCAAGCCGTATAATATATGAATTATATCAAAAAAAGTAAAAGCTGCTTTTGACATAGCTATTTTATATCGTCTTGATTCGTCAAGAATAATAGACCATGCCTCACCAACTCCTTTCCAAATGATAACACAGCCAAAAATAGCAACAGGCTTAGACTCAAGCATTGCAACAATACAAGGACCATTTTCAGACTGCTGGATAATATAATTTTTTCTATCTTCAAGCGGTAAGTATGAAAGCCCATAATTTTCTACTCCTTTAAAATCATCTAGCATTCTAGGATCAAAGTTGACAAAATTACAATTTTTAACTTTAGGAAAATATTGATCTAATATTTGTTGATTAAGAAAATACGTCAAAATCTGATCCTACTATTGTTGGTGCTATTAATGTACTTGTCTGAAATGGATTTTTAGTCATACGCTTATGTTCACCACCACCTAACATAAGATAACCAAAAGCATCACCAATGTGAGAATGTTCGTTTTTATTAGGGCTATCTTTAAATCGTTCATGTCCTGCACCTACTGCTATACGCCTAAAATGATACCCTCCAGCTAATGATTTACGTAATCTTTTACATGAATTAGATACTAATAAACCTGGCTTGCCTGTTATTAATCTTTGCATAGGAGCAGCGGCACCTTCTCGCCTTACTCGAAAATTGTTTGATGCAGTAGGCTGCGCTTTTAATCCTAATGTACGTAAATAATCAAATGCAGTAACTTCATAAATAGCATCACGCTGCATACCAGCAGGATCACCCCATATCATAACTTGTGCTTTAGGAAAACTAGCATTAATTTCAGCTAACAACTGTTGGCCAAATCTTTCTAATCCCATATCCTCAGTAACTATTTCATGCAGAATAATCCAACGGCCATTCGGTAATCGTTGCCCGATTGCGGCTGCTGGTGTCAAACCAAAGTCTAGTCCTATGTGTAATGGTTGCGTTGGATCATATTCTACTTCTGATGATGACATTAAATTATCATCATATTCTGGCCATACTGGTCTACCTTCTTGTACATAAGTAAACTTACCTTCAGCATAACATCTTATCCAGTCTAAATTTTTACCACCAAGCATTTGTTGATAATATCCATTAGGTAGATTTCTAACATTTTCTGCTGTTTTATTTAACTTCCACCAGCGACCAGCAGCAAAAATATGATCATTTGCTTCTGGATTATCAGGTAAATTTTCAATATCAACTTCAGTAACTCCACCAGGTTGTTTATGAAAATCCCATTTATACTTTCCTTTTATTGGTTCTTTTTCGCTTACACGAAACCACCAATGATCGTCATCCATTGGGTTGGTATCCATCCAGACACCATGCCATGTAGGACCACCATCCCTACGAGTAGGGTACCTACCCACCCTATGAGTAAGACCGTCAATAACTGCCTTAGGAAGTTCTCTAGCTTCATTAACCCATGCTCCTGTAAGTTCAAGTGATAAAAGTTTTCGTACATCTTTAGGTTGATCCAATGCTAAAAAAATTACTTCACAATCTATGCCTGCGGCATCACCTCTGGAGGGTAGGCGTATGTGATGTGTAATTGGAGGAGTATATAACATCGGACCAAAAGTATTTTCAGGAAATAACTCCTGCCAAGTTTTTATTGTGGTAGTCTTAAGTTCTGGATACGAGTTTCGTACAATGACAAATCGAGTATAGCGAATGCCATCTTGAGGGGAGGGCTTTTGTGTAACGGCACGCATTATAATTTCAGCAGCACACGCGTATGATTTACCTGATCCTACTGGCCCCATTAGACCTCTAACAAAAGCATTGCTTTGTAAAAAATTATATACGACTGGGCTAGTGCTAAAATCTAAATCAATACCTGGGCCTACTAATTCTTTTTGACTACGAATTTTTTTATTGCTCATCGTCTATATCTGTAAATTTCATTGTCATCATACGTTTAAGTTCTTGGTTTTCATTGTAAAGAGTATCAATAACTTCCATAACCCTAGAATTATTAAGATGTGCCATATCAAATTCTTTACGTAGTTGATCGATTGTTTGTTTTATATCCATGATCTTTTCTCCATTGTTTCCAAAGTTGTAAAGTATGTATTGCCTTATCTATATCTT